TCCGGTGAGCCGTAGTGGTGAAAGGGAATCTTCAGATAGGATTCAATGTCCAAACCGTCAAAGCTGTCGCCTCGGTCCAGTTCGTACACCATGCCGTCAATCGAGCCCACGAAAATGCGCTCAAAGCCCTCGCTGTCTTCTTCAGAAATGGCGCAGGAGAATCGAACGGGGTAATTGCTGAGCCCAAAACCCTCCATGCCCTGATTGCTGAGTGTGAGCGTCAAGACCTCGGTGCCGCTTGGGCTTTCCAGCAGCAGGCGATATTGGTTATTGCCTCGGGATACGGTGGAGTCGATCACCTGAGTCTTGCGTGAGCCAAGGTAGTTCTTCACCGCCTCATCCAGCGTGGCGCTCTGGAAGTTGCCGAACTTGTCGGTCTGGGCCAGGGATGTCAGACCGCGGTCGTCCAGATAAATCGTGTCACCCACTTCCTGAATGGTGTCGGCAATGGCGCCGGATTTTTCAGATTGGTTGCGCAGATCCTGGGACTGGAACTCGGCAGTGGTCGAGCCGTACAGAATCGACACCCGATTGCGCATGAATACAGCCAAGGCGCCGCCTACGGTGGTCTGCAGCCCTATAATCTCGCCGCCAGTGGCAATCAGTGCAGCCGAACTGGTGGCTGTGTCGTAATCGGCAGGATCGCCCACGCCAGACAGCACCATTTGCCCCAAAGGGAAAGCCAGTGCCGCACGGTTCTTGTGAATGGTCATCCGGTAGGGCTTGGTGGTGAAGCCTGCAACTGGCATCTGAACGAAAGTCATACCGTCGAAGGAGAAAAAATCGTTCTTGCCATCAACGCCGTACATCTTCTCTGCAAACGATGTGCCGCTGAAGTTGTAATTCTTGAACTCAAATCGCCCGCCTGGCTCAAGCGTGGCGCCGGTAATAACCTCCTGCCAGCCTCCGCCGCTGGACTGGTACATCTTGGCCTCAGTCGCCGCCTCATTATTGCGAAAGGCGTACACCGTGCCCTGATACAGCCATAGGCCCAGAATCGGGCCTGAGCCTGGCACAGCGAGTATGTCCTCCCGGGCCAATTCAGGGGTTTCGGCCATGGACGGGGCTATACGCCCATCGAAGCGCTCATAACCACCAATGCGCCGATACCCGCCACCCACCTTGCACTCAAAGTTTTTGCACAGGATCAACGCGCCCGGGGCAATCATCAGCGGATCGGCTTCAAGATTGAGGCCGCCACGGAAGGAAATGGTCTTGGTTTTGAATCGCGGCAGGCTCATTGCGGCACCACCACCAGCGGATCGCCGTCGTGCGCCAGACCGTACCGGTAGCGATTGGGTAATTGATTGGCTTCCAGTGACGCCAGGCGGCTGGGGTATTCGGCCTGAACCCGCTGCAGCATCTCAGGCGCAGACTCGTAGTAGCCGTACTTAATCACGGCTCGCATCCAGATCAGGTCGTGATACGACTCCGGTATCAGTGGGATGTCGGTGTTGTCAGTCAGGATCTGCGGGGTGCGGTAATACGGCAGGCTGACCGCATACACGGCGTCGGGTGTTGGGTACAGCTGAACCCGGCCATCGGGCAGCAAGACAATCGTGGTGGGCCTGCCAGTGGCGCCGTCGTCGTAGCCGTCCCACAGTTCATGCTCCACCACGGTAACGCCGCGCACATTGCCAATGGATGCCTTGTCGCGCTCATAGAAGTGGCAGTTTTCAGGCCGTGCGTAGGTGCTTATATCTGCCAGGGCGTCAAAGGTGTTGGCTGACCAGAGAAATTTCCAGTCGAAGTACAGGCTCTGAATGTCAGCGTTGGCCTGAGCAATCCAGCCCACCACCCGCGCCAACTCGCCGGTCTGACCAACGACTGTTGGCACCTCGCCGCCGCCGCCGATACCGACTTCTCGCACAAATGTGCTGCACAGAGCCCTGTAATTCATTCGTTATCCTCTTCCTGCTCGCTCATGGGCCGGACGCCCGCGGGGCGATCTTCTGTCTTAGCCTTGGGGGCTGACTTCTTGGGCGCTGACTTCTTGAGCGGCTGGCCTGACGCATCTACCGGCTCTTTCTGGGCGTTGTACAGGTTGCCGGCCTGCTCATACGCAATGCCCGGGGCGCCACGAACCCGGCCAAAGGGCTTGGCGGTGTCCAGCATCAGTCGCAACTCCCGCTCTTGATGTGATGGTGTGGGTTGAGTCGCTTTGCGCTGACCACCCCCTCGGTCGGGCCATCGGTCGGCTCGGCGTTGATTCCTTGGTCGGGCTTATAGTCGTCCATGTGATAGTCGGAGCCGCGACCAACATTGCGCATCACTTTGTTGCGCTCATCGGTCATCATCAAACCTTGGTACGGGTATTTAACGGGCATAGTGCCTCCCATAAAAAAGGGGCCACCGAAGCAGCCCCTTTTCTGATTGAACCGCGTTTAGATGCGGTCTGAACCTTTGGCCGGGCGCTGAGACTTCTCGTTGCCAGGCTTGTGCATCTCTTTCGAGTTGAAGTTTGACTTATCGCGCAGACCTTCGCTGATTGCGCTCTCGCTGCCCTTGGCGCCTTTCGCGCCCATCTTGGAATCTTTCATGGGTGTTTCCTCATATCAAAAGCAAAGGGCGACGTGTGCCGCCCTGCAGGGGTTTAAGCGGCAGACGACCACTTGAAGATGCGAGCGTTTGCAGCGGCGGTGTGAGAAATGCCATAGCCGCCGATATATACGTTTATGTTCAGCCAGGGGCGTTAATCCTGACCCGCGCCTTTCATCTCTAGGTAGATGTGATTCCATCTTTGCCCGTGCAGGATTTTGTTAACCGTGCCTTGGGCAACTCCGAACGATTTTGCGATTTTCCCTTGCGATAAGCCTTCAAGTTCCAAGCGGTGAATCTGGCGCACTTTGTCGTCAGTCAGCTTTGAAGAACCGTTTCGCTCGCCGAATAAATGCCTGGACTTTGCCTTCATGTCCTGAAGGTTGTCTTTAGCTGTACCCTTAAATAGATGGCTCGGCTTAACACAAGATGGGTTGTCGCAACTGTGACAAACAACTTCTTTATCTGCCAGATCACCATGATGAAGCAAATAAGAAAGCCTATGGGCGTAAAGCATAATCCTGGTTCCCGGCTGCTTCATTGCGCCGTACCCAGCACCAGCCTTAGCTGCCTGCCACTCCCAGCAACCGCTGGGGCTCAGAGTCCATTTTTCATGGAACCTTTCGATGAGCTCTATATTAATATTCATTGCACGCCCTCTGTTTTGAGTACACGCAATAATACCATATAAAGCCGCGCCGCTACATCTTTCGATGCAGACCAGACCATATCTTCACCCGTTTCCGGGGCTCCGCACTTCGGGCCACTTAGCCCTACATGATGGTCGTTGAACCTTCCCCTTTTATGCGGGGCTTGGCTGCTGATTTCCCAATCCTGTCCGTTTTTAAACCTTCACGCTTGCCGTTTCCAGCTACGTTGTGGTGGTCAGGCTCTAAGGGGTTCCCAGCAGTTCACGGAGTTTCTAAACGCCTGTTGCCAGACGTTCGTGGCTATACCTTAGTTTAACCACGCCATGCCGCGCGAACGACCGTAGTCACCCGGCAACTTCGCACGAATCTGCTCGGGTTCGACAATCGCCTCACAGGCGGTATCGGCGCCAAAGAAGAACGCTTCATCAGACTTGCTATTGGTCCAGCCTTTGGTGCCAATGTTGGTTTGCTGGAAGAAGCGAATGCCTTCGTAGCGGCCAATTTCACCAGCCGCAATGCGGGCATAGCCTGCATCCACGTACTTGTGAAGCTCTTCCAGATCGTCTTTGAAGGGGCGGAAAGTGGTCGGGCGACCCAGTGCGCAGTAGTTCTCGCCGTCGTATGGCGTCACGTTGCGCTCGGCCATCTCGTCGGCAATGGCCTTGACGTGCTCTTTGGATAGTCCCACGTTGTTGGTGATGGTAGTCACGCCTTCGGTGAAGGTCACAGCGGTAGCGCTGGTGCCTCCGGTCGGGGCCATTTGCACAGGGGCCTTCGCAAACTCAGTGTAAGCGGCGGTATCCAATGCTTTGCTGGCATCGTTCTTCAGAACCTTGTGAATCACCTGCTCGCACGAATGCTTGGACAGAATATCCAGCTTGCGCGTGTAGGGGACAGAGTTACCCTTTTCGGTAACGGTCAAGGTTTCCTGGCTGATGCTGAACGTGGTTTCCGGCATCGTGGACCCTTCGGCGAGTGTTCCGCCTTGGGTGGCCACGTCCGAATAGACGTTCCAGTTGAACAGGTCGCCGGTGCCCTTTTCTTTCGCGTCTTCTACGTCGCAGAAGTTGCGGAAGCGGGTCAGGGGCTGCAGGGAAGTCCGCAGGGTGGATGAGAGCTGGTCCGAATACATAAACCCGCCCAGTGTATCAACGCTCCATAATTGACTCATGGCTGTATTACCTCTTGATTAGCCAATGGGCACTTGCCCACGCGCCGAACGAATTTCGTTTAGTTGATCCGTTCGGGTTTTTGGTTTCACTTCCGGCTTGCCAGGCTGAATAGCTCCGGTGCCAGTCGCGGTTTTTAGGTTGCGCTTGCGGTTGGTGCGAACAGCGCCTCCAGTCTTCTCTTGCAGCCAGGTACGTGTTCGCTTACCCGCCTCCCGCATCACTTGGATAGGGGTATAGGTAGGGTATTCCTGGGCCACAACGACGGTCAGTCGGTCAGCCATCTGGAGTAATTCTTTATCACCAGACACATCCTTGAACTCGTCTTTGAAGGTGGAAAACGCATCGCGCAACTCGGTATTGCGCACATCTTGCTGTTGGCGGTCGTCCGATTCGCGCTTGCCTGCGGCAATGCGAGCCTCGACTTGGCGTTCGACTTGCTGAGCAATCTGCGCCACATCGACTTGCGGCTGATGCCGTCCCGCGGTAGTGAGCTGAGTCAGTAAGTCGGCGGTTACGTCGTCGTCATCGCCGTTCAACAGGGCTTCGTGGTACTTCCGGGCAATCGCTCGCACGTCGTCCGGTTGGCCGTTTTCAGTCTGGCTCGGACTGTCAGCGCCCTGGGCGGGTGGCTGATTCTGGAGTTGTTGCTCACGCTGCAACAACTGTTGTTCTCGGGTATCAATCTCTTGGCGCAGACGGTTGGCTTCTTCCAGCCGTTTATCGCCTGCTTCCAGTTTCTGTGCGGCGGCCTGCAGTCGGGCAAACGGGATCTCTTTGATCTCGCCATCGACTTTGATACGGGCCATCCACTGACCGCCTTCCATGTACAGCGGCAAATCACTGTCAGGCATGGGGTCGCCGTCATCGGCCTTGGCGTCAACATCACTGCCGGCATCGTCAGCCAATTCTTCATCCGGTTCGCCGTCGTCGTAGCCTTTCAGCTCGTCGTCCAGCGCTTCGGCTTGGGATTGCAACAGCGCCAGGGCGTCCTCGTCATCTGCGCCATCCGGGTTGCGCTCTTGTGAGCGGTCACTCTGAATCGCGTTGATTTTGGCCAGACGGTCGGCTCCAAAGCCGTGATCTTCTGACTCAGAAACGCCATTGTTGGTAGCTTCGTCGGTCATGGTGTGCCTCATTTCAGGTATAAAAAAACCCGCTCAGTGGCGGGTCAGTGGGTGATTGTTGGGTTTAGCGTCGCTCCATATCGTCCAGTTCTCGCAGCTGGTACTCCGCAGCCTCACCGGCCTGTATGGCCTCAAGCATCCATATAAAGGCCTTGCGGGCCTTCTGTGCTTGTGCGTGGGCTCCGGCAATCTGCTCAATGCTGCGCCGGGCATCCACTTGGCCTAAAAATACATGCACCGCCTCGCCAATTTCCTGTTCGGCCACGCCCTGCAAGTATCGGCCGGCGTCGGTGCGCAGAAAGTTGGATACGCCTTCGCCGACGGCAAACCCCGCAAACAGGAATTGTTCAGACTTACTGCGAACCACCTGATCTTCCGGGTGCTCATCCATACGTGTCATACCCCATCTGCTGGTTGCGCTGCTCGTTAATCAATCGGGCTTGATCCAGCGTTTGCTTGCCGGCCTCAATATCCCGCTTGGTCTTGTTGTCGCTCTCTTTCAGACCTAGTTGAGCCTGAATCTGCGCCATGGTTTTGTTTTCATCCAGGGCCAGCTTCATCATATCGAATTCGCGCTTCATGCTGATCTCGGCCTGCCAGCGTTCTTGATCCAGCTGCATCTTCTGCTGCTCCATCTGCTGTCGGAACTGCATTTCCTGAGCCTTTAACTCCAGCTCCTGCAGCTTCACCGGATCGCCTTGCGGGCCTTGCTGCTGGGACTTCATCTCTTTTTTGAACTCGTCCATCGGCTTAAAGAAGCGTTTACCATCGCGGTACCCGGCGTTACCAAAGATCTCCTTGATAACCTCATCTTCATCGAGT